AAGTAGAATTAGATAATATTTTACCTTTTTATACGTATAATTAATAGTAAACTATACAGTATAAGGATAGGATAAAATACATGAAAATAAAAGAAAACTTGCTTAGGAATCTGATAAAGCAAATTTTACTAGAAGTTAAATTTGATGGTGATGCCGAAGATAGATATAGAGCTGCTTTCATGCAATCTTCTGCAGAAGAAAGGAAGAAAGCAGAAGAAGAAGGAAAAGATTTTGATCTAGAAGAGTATAGAAAGCAATTTGATCAAAATTATGACATAAGAGAATATACTCCAGACATTTATGATGTAGGCATTATTTATCAAAGAAATGATACTTGGTCTAATAAAAGATGGATATTTTATGTATTATATAAGAAAGACAATTCAAGAATCCAGAAACATCCTTTTAAAGAAGGATGGATTCAAATGAAGCAGCCTCAAACAGACAAAAAACAAAAGAAAGTAGTTAATAAAATCCACGGAAAAAATTTAGCTGCTGTTTTAAAAAGTATACCTTGCACGCCTTTAGTCAAGCAAACATTGGACGAATTATTTGATTTTAAAATTGGTAAGTTTGGTAAAGAGTTTGTAGACAAACTAGATGAAGGAAAACAATTTTTAATAGACCTTTCAGATAGAGTTATGACTCAATTATACGACTCTGAAGATGAAAACATTATTAAAGAACTTAGTTTGACAAACTCATATCTTCAAAAGTTAACAGCAATTATAGCTGATTATATCATGGATCCTATTGACGAAGAAGATTTAGATGAAGATGATTTGTTTGAATTATGGGGTTCTCAAGTAGATACATTTAAGAGTTACATGTATAATCCTAAAGAAGAGTTTGTTGAACATTGGCAGCTAGAAGAAAAAGCATATTTAACTTCTAGAGGATTAGAAAAAGGATTATTTTCTCTTTGCGCTTCAACAACTTCTAAAGAAAGAATTTATGAGCAATTAACTATTCAAAAACAAAAAGTTTTTGGAGATTCTGCAGTGAGTTCAAGAGTTTTTACTAGAGAAATGTCTAAACAAATGCACCTTTTACCTGAAGAGGAAGTAAAACAACAATTTAGAGAATTCTCAATACCCGGAATAAGAGAAGCAATATCTATGTCAAAAGGTGAAATAGATAGAGTAATTAAAAATCATGCACTAAATCAGATAAGAGAAATAAAAGAACAAATATTAGGAGTATATGAAGGAGAAGAAATTCCTTTCTTTAAATATGAAGTTTATTTACCTTTTGTTAAATTGAAAACAGGTCAAACAATTAAGGTAGATAAATCTTTTACTGTTAGAATAAACAAAATAGAAATATGGAATATGCTTCTTGGTACAAAATTTGATCCTGAACAACGTCCTAATATTACAGAACAAGAGTTAAAAGACATAATAATGGATCCTAATGGTAAAGTTGCTGAATATAATCAAGGCAGAAAAGATGAAAAAAGATTAAAGCATAAAGTACCAGAACTCATAAGAATATTAGGACCAGAAAGAGCTTTATGTACTATGGTTAATTACTGTAATAGACCTTATATGACTGGAAGAGGTTTGTCTAAATTTAGAGCTAAACAATTATTTTTGCGTCAAGCTAAAGAAGCTCAGAAGCAAAAAAAAAAGCAAGGTAAATAAATGAAAAAAATAATATTAGTAACTTTAATATTTAGCAATGTTTATGCACAAGGCTTTGAGTGTGATAATAACTTTGGAGATTGCGGAACGCCAGAAAGAAGTGGTGGTGGAGGCGGAGGAAAAGGATCTGTATTAATAGCAAACACAGACTTAGGCGATACATATCAAAATGCTGATGACTATGATGATGATGGAATAGAAGACTCATCTGATAATTGCATGAGAGATTACAATCCACAGCAGTTAGATTCTGATGGTGATAGTATTGGTGACATGTGTGATAATTGTTCATCTAGTTGGAATGAATTTCAAGAAGATACAGATGGTGATTTAATAGGAGACTTTTGCGATGATGATATTGACGGCGACAGTATTTTAAATTCTGCTGACGAATGTCCATATCATTGGGGAAATTCATATTGCCTAGAAGAATTAAATCTGCATCAATATAGGAACACACAAGATATTACTTATGACATCAATAATAAAACAAATATTAATGATGAAACATCAAAAAAAGAAGTAATAAATAAATATAACAATTACGATCAAAGTTGCGCTACTTACAAAAATAGAAATATAGATTTGTTGTTTGCTACTTTTTTAGTTTCTTTAATTATAGGTCTTTTGTTTCTATAACATTTTTTAAAATTAAACCATACAGCAAGAATGACGGTGCGCAAGGCAAAAAAAAACTAGATAGCTAAAAATAAATTTACAAACACAAATTTTTCATAATATATACAATTTAAATTTAAAAAGGAGTTATTATGAAAAAAGAAGATGTAATTGTTATTAAGCTATCTAGTTTTTATGCTTTATGCTTTTTTGTTCCAGCTATTTTTGAACTTATCAATTAATAGTCTGTTTTTTGTATTGATATAATTTACTAAGTTTAAGCAAGAATTAAATAAATTAAACAACCTATTATATTATTTATTTATGATAAATGTAATTTCTGCGCTTATTATAAATACTATACGAATATAAATATAATACTAGTCATTTTATTTTTTTCTTGTATGACGATCTGCTACAGAAGAAGCTGCATAAGAATCAGGCTTTAATATACAAGAAAAACCACAACCATTAATATATCCTTTTAACATTTTAGAATATATTTGTGACTCATACTTTTTGTTTAAGTTTATATCAGCATGAATCTCTATGTTGTATAAGTCGTTTTTCTTTATACTATTAGAAATGTCAATAGACATTGAAGTTTCTTTAGTTAGTCTGACGCATAGATCATAAAATTTATCGTTTTTATATTTTACTTTTTTATAGAAATATCTTCTATGATGGTTTGATAATTTACAGTCAATACATATTGCTGTTGTAAATATAAATTGTCTGTTTCTTTTTAAAGAATCAGTTCCAATTATTATTTTATGATTTTTTATTAATGATACTTCTTTTAACAAAGAATCTATTTCTTTAATAGAAAACCATTTTTTTTCTTTTGCTGAAAACCATTTGTCATTCATTTTTATTCTTAATATATTCTTTTATTAGAAGATCTAAGGGGACAAGATCTATTTTGCCGCCCCAAGATTCTACTAAATATTTAAGTTCAATATAACTATTTTTATTATCTTCTATAATATCAAGAATTTCTTCTTTGTATTCTTGAATATTTTCAAAGATATAAATATAACTACCTTTTGAAAGACTAAATGTTTTGTCTGGGAGTTGATTAATAGAAAAGTATTTCATTGTTTACCTCCTATTATTAAATATATCTACTTTATGTTTTTACTTCTTTTTTCTAATTGCCAGCCAACATACATTTTATATCCTAACTCTGTAAATTCTTCTTCTAAAGGCGGACTTTTTATTGAGTCTATAAAGTTGTCTTTTGGCTTTACCCAAATTTTTCCAGTCTTATAGAGACTCAATGATTTAGGAGTACCATTTATATTTTCTGAACTTAAAATTGAAGTAGGCGGCAAACTAATATTTATTTTAGAATTGTCCTTAGATACTATCTGACAATTGCATGTTAATTTACTTTTGCCTCTAGTATTAAGATACTTTATAAAAACATATTTATTTTGTTTAAAAGTATAAACTAGATCTTTTGCTACTCTAACATTTAGTCTTTTATTTTTTACTTCATTAGATAGTTTTTTTATTATAAACTTTGATTCTTTACTATTTAAAGAATATTTAATCCATTTATGACTAATGTTTTCAAATTTTTTGTTAATTAAATCACGCATAACACACCAAAGGGGAAAAATGAAAGTTAAAGTAATTTGGAATTTTGAAGATACAGGATATGAAAATTTTCAATATGAAGAAGCAAGAAAAGCTGCAGGTCTTCCAAAGAAAATTAATATAAAAAATTTTGAAGAAGAAGAAGATGAAATAGAATCTTATCTTTTTGAAAATTATGGATTTGAGCCTGAAAGTTATGAAATAGATGAATGAAGAAAAAGTTAATCATCCTTCACACTATTTGAAAGATTCAGGCCATGAAGTTATTGATGTAATAGAATCTTGGGATTTAAATTTTTCTTTAGGCAATGCAATAAAATATATTGCAAGAGCAGGAAGAAAAGATGAAAAATTAAATATACAAGATTTAAATAAAGCTTCATGGTATATTAATAGAGAAATAGAAAGACTAAGCAATCTTAGTGATAATAAAATTAGTTGAAGGACACCAATCTGGCCCATAACAAACTTCAGTTACTTTATATCCACATTTTAATTGCTTTTTTAATTGACTGATGTTTTTAATTTTCTTTGATTTGCCATTGCAAATAATCCAGTAAGTCATTTTATACGATTTCATTTTGATTGTCCTTTTCTTTAAGGGCAAAAATATTGTTTACAAACATATCACCTTCTACTTTACGATTAATTTCTACAACCTTACCAAAACCTTCAGAGTTTTCTATTTGAGAAGATATTGGAGTTCCACCAAGTAATTCTAATTTTAAAGATTCTTTAAGTGACAAACTAAATTTAACTTTTGAAGCACTCAAGGGACCATTTAATCTTATTTCAAATAAAGATTCTTTATCATTAGTTTTATAATGACGGCACCAAGCAAATCCTAGTTCTTTAAAATAATCAAGATATTCTTGAGAGTTAGGATGATCTGAGTTGTTTAGTGTACTTTCAATAATATTCCAATTTCTTGCGTTAAAACTAATCTTAATCCAAGAGTTTCCTCTACCAAGATATTTTGACTTTACTTCTTGGAATAAAAGAAAATGTGATTCATCAATTTCTTTATATATCTTGTTGTAAGATTCATCTATAATTTTATTGACAAAATTTCTAACTTGACTTTTCTTTAAATCAGTGTTTAAAAACATGTCATCGATTAAGTTTAAAAAATCTTCTTTATAATTATTCATAATAAAATCCTTTCCATGGTTTATTATAAAATAAATTAAATTTTAAAACACGCAGTTATTTTCTCTTTAATACATCACCAAGTTCTTTCTTTGCATGGAAATATTTATTGTGCATTGTCTTTGTAGGTTTTATTACTATGTCTTCTTCTGAAGCTGCTCTTAATCCACCATTAATTTCACAACTAAATACAAGATAAAGTTTATCTTCATGTTTATATTCTTCAAGAACAGTTCCGTATCCATAAGAACTATTTGCATTTAGATTTTGAAACCAAGTTTTTTCACCTATATAACTCATATTTTATCCTGAAAAGTGTCCAATGTCTTGCCATCTTACTAAGAACTTAGTGTTATCTATTTTTCTTACAAGATGTATAAGAACTGTTTTGTAAGTATCTTTACATGTATTAATATCATCAACGTAAAAAGACTCACCATTTTTAATATTTGACAATTCAAATTCTGATTCTACTAAGCTTTTATTTACTTTACTAATAAAATAAACTTTATTGTTTTTAAGTTTAGATATAAAAGCACTATTAGATTTTCTAGTAAAATAAATAGTACTACCTTTGTTTACTTCTTTTGAATTCATTCTTCAATAGCTCTTTCTGATATAAGGAATAATTTAAACATTACAGTATCTTCAGTAGAGGGAATTCTAAAATAAGACTCAGATGAAGCTTTGCCTTCTTCAATATTACTTGATTCTTTTAAAGTTACTTTTTCTTTTACTTCTTCTTTTTCTTTTACTATTTTTTTAGTGCTAGAAGCTTTAAATCTTTCTTCTTCGGACATTTCTAACATTAATTTATGAGGCGTATTTCCTAATAAATCAAACATATTTGCAATATTCCCTGGGATATTAATAAGATTATTTTCATGATATAACTTAGAACCATTAAATCTTATTTCAAACTGTACTATTGGCTTTTCTAAAGAGCCTAGAACTTTATAGAATCTTAACCAGTAAAATCCTGCAGAATTAGTCCAATTAGTATAATTTTTTGTATCTCTTCCTTTTTCTAAAAAAGTTTTAAGTTTGTTTTCTATAATCTTCTTTGCAGCAGATTTATGAGATATTTTAATCCAAGAGTTTCCTCTACCTTTATATCTAAGTGAATATTTCTGTTTCCAGTTTTTCATAAAACTCCTTTTAAGACATGAAGTCTTTAATGTATTTCTTTAAAGCTTTTTCTTTCATTTTTGACTCAAGCATAACATCGACTCTTTTGCCACAATTTTTGAAAGGTTTGTAGTAAAAATTAGAATGAGCAGCAGATGATCTTATAGAAGGATCTTCATACTCTTTTTTGCCGTTTGAATGGTGACACGTAGGGACAATATCACCCCACGTTTCATAAGCCATATGAAAAGCTTCATCATAAGAAGAATCTTGAGGCCCTAATTCAAAGTGATGAGAATCAAATACTATCGGCGTACCTGATATTCTATATATGTTTTCATACAAAAACTTTGCTGAAAACATTGCAGCTTTGTCATCATTTTCTACAGTGAGTCTTGATTTAACACTTTCAGATAAACGGGCAAAGTTTCTGTTAAAATTATCTGCAGCAAGCATAAGATTGTTTCCACATGTAGAGCCTAAGTGAATATTTATTTTTGACCAATGATTTCTTTCTAGACCCATAAGATCAAAAAGAGAACCGTGTATTTCTAAATCTTTAATTGCATTATCAACAACATGCTTTTTTTCTGAAGCAAGGCAATTAAATTGTCCCGGGTGGAAAGAAACCCTGAGATTAGTAAACTTAGCGTATTCACCTGCAAGTTTTAAGTAAAAACAAATTTTATCATAATCAGGTAAATCTTCTAAGTTATATTCAGATGCCCAAGGAGCAATTTCTGAGGATATGCGGAATACTTTTACATTGTTTTTAAAGTTCCAGTTAAATATTGGAAGTAAGTCTTTTATGTTTTGCAATACGATTGAAGATACATAAGGAAGACCTTTTTCTAGAAAGGTCTTTTTTCTCATTGTTCTAGAATTAAAAATACCTTTTTCTCTTAAATTCATATTAATACATGCATAACCTAATTGAATCATTGTTTTTTTATCCTTTTTTATATATTATAATTTAAAAAAAATAAATTTACACGAATAGTTATTAATAAGTTTATCACAAGGAATTACAATGAATTCTTTAATTTTATTAATCGAAAAAACTATAAATAAAAACATAATATCAGAGTCCTTAGAGTATCATATAGTAAATGATCTAGGAGTAGATAGAAATATTTATAGACCTGGTTCTAAAGAATTCTTTAATTTATTTAAAGAAGTAAGAGATTTAAATAAGAAAGGACTATACAAATTAAATACTGATGAAAAGTTTTATGTACTAAATACTGACATTGGTAATTTTGGTTTATACGAAGGTGAGAATGTACCATTAGATTTTCCTATGTTTGAAGGACAAGAAGAATTACAATCTATAAATGAAAAAGCTAAAAGAAAAAGAAAAAGGAAAACTACTAGAAAAAAAAGTAAAACAACAACTCCTTCTAGCAGATTATACAAAGGAAGAAAAGTTGATTTAAATAAACCTAGAAGAGGTGGCAAGAAAAAATTCTATGTTTATGTAAGAAATCCTAAGACTGGTAAAATAATAAAAGTAGAGTGGGGTGCTAGAGGAATGTCTGTGGGTATTAGTGATCCTGCAAGAAGAAAATCATTTGCAGCAAGACATAGATGTGCAACACATGCAAACGATAAAACTAAACCAAGATATTGGGCTTGTAGAACTGGAAGATATCCACATTTAACTGGATCAAAAAAGAAGTATACTTGGTGGTGATATGAGCAATTTACCTTTTAATGAGATAATACTTGAAACAAATAGTAAATACATAAGAGTCCTAAGAGAGTTTAGTAATAATCTTGATAGCGAAGATTTATATTGGCACAAGGACAAGGAAGACAGGTTAATTAAGAAAATAAAAGGTCATGAATGGTATATACAGTTGGAAAATAATATACCCTGTTTGATCCCTGATGATTCTTTTTATTTTATACCTAAAAACACTTGGCACAGGATTTTAAATAAAAACAACACAAACCTCGTAATCGAAGTAAGGAAATTAAAATGAGAAGAAAAGATACTACTAAACTACTAAAAGAATGGAAATCTTATTTATATGAAAATAAGAATCTAGATAAAAAATTTAAAAAAGGTCAAGGAGTAATTATAAAACGTTGTTGTCCTGAATGTGAAGAATATTTAGATAAGCAAGGCATAAAAGATGGAACTAAAGGTGAGATTATTGCTGTTAATTTGCCTGATATAAAAATAGGAGAAAAAGACAAAAAATATAACACATTTTCAGTAAAAATAGGCAAAGACGACAAAATGATACCAGAAATATGTGTTCAACATTTAAAAGAAAATATCAAAGAAAAATAAACAAATGTCTGAATTAGAAAATTACATAAGGCTTGTTTTAGAAAGAGGCGATCCAAAGTACGGAACAGGAAAAAAGCCTAAAGATTCTGACAGAAGACTTTACACTGATGAGAACAGGAAAGATACAGTTAAAGTTAGTTTTAGAACTGCTAATGATATTAAAAAAACACTTGCAAAAAAAACTTTTAAAGTAAAATCTCATGCTAGGCAATCACAAATTATTAATTTAATTCAACAAAGAGTTAGAGCAGCTTATAAAAATTCAAAGAATCCTATCACAAGAAAAAGATTAAAAAGAGCTTTGGATTATGCTAATTATAAAAAAGAAGTTTCTAAAAGAAAAACTATAAGATTAAGAAAAATAAAATTATCAAAATCTAAAAAATAAGTTTTATGAAAAGTTAATAATTAATAATAGAGGATATTATGACAGATTTAAACTTATTAGAACAATTTATTAAAGAAGCTTTATTAGATGAAGCAAAAAAGAAAAAGAAAAAGTCTGCTAAAAGAAAGACTTCTAAAAAAGGGAAGAAAAAAGTTGCTAGAAAAAAGAAGAAAACTTCTAATGATAAAAAAAAATATCCCGGTAATCCTAATTATTACAAAGGTTTAACGGACGCAGAAAAAAAAATAATGGCTAGAGAAGTTAGAAAATGTTCTAAAAATCCAAAGCCAAAAGCTTGCTACAATTATCCATGGCCTGCAGAAAAAAGAATAGACAAACTAAACAAAAAGAGCAAATAACAATGAATGATAGTCTTATAAAAGAATTAATATATGAAATGATTTTGCTTGAAAGAAGAAGCAAGAAACAAACTAAAAGAAAAACAGCTGCAAGAAAGCAGAAAAAAAGCGCATCAAAAAGCAAATCTAGATCTTCAAGAAAAAAATTAAGTGCTAAGACTAGAAATACTTTGAAGAATAAAGCAAAAAAAGCAAATATGCCTTTAGGAGCTTTAACTGGAGTATATAGGAAAGGTTTAGCAGCTTGGCTTACTGGTCATAGACCCGGTATTCCACAACATCAATGGGCAATGGCAAGAGTAAACTCTTTTATAAGTGGTGGAAAAACTAGATCAATAGATAAATCAGAATGGAAAATGGTTCAAAGACATAGAGCAAGAAAAAAATAAACTATTCTTCATCTTGTTCAGAAAACATGTCTAAGATTTTTTTATAGTTTTCTTTACACTTGAATATAGAATTTAATAGCTTTTTCATTTTGATTTCCTTTTATTTTAGTTTTTCTAATGCCCAGTCAATTTCTTCTCTAACCATAACACCATATCCTTGTGCGTAAGAATAAGAAACATTAACTTTGCCAATA